ACCCCAGATGTGTAATTCATTATTATTCCTTTTTATTAGTCATCATACCTACTTATGTATCTATCAATCTCAACAGCTGGATCTCCATGCCACCCTGTAATTTTATTCTTACTTACATTTAGTATTCGTGTAATATTAGTTGGATCATTAGAAGTTCTATTACCAATACCAATAATTAAATCTGCTTCGGCAGCTTTACCTGTTTTAGAATTTTCCATCATATTAAATGATATATGATCTCTATCATGTGCCTCGGCTGATGCCTGTGATATAGCTATTACTACACAATCTCTTCTCTTTGCTATCTCTCTTGCACTCGTATACACAGCCCTTAACTTTTCATCGGTTCTTGCATATGTACCTGATACATTAATTTTATCTAATTGATCTATCACAACAACATCAGGTTTATATTTTTCACAATGGCTATCTATATCTTGAATAGTCCAATCAACAGTATCAATCATTTTAATATTATCCTTTATTCTCTTCCACTCTTCATGAGTCTTGGGAATATCTTCCGATACTTGTTCTTTATTTAAACCTGTAAAACAATTAATTGCTCTCATTTGTGTACGCACAGCAGGTTCTTCGTTTATAAAGGCATGCACAATGGCACCTTGTTCCGCAAAACCACTAGGTCCAGCTACAAGGCTAACCCAAAAGGCTGTCTTACCTACTTCAGGTCGTGCAAATACAATGACTAGATTTCCTGGTCCAACCCCACCAATGTTTTCTTTTAATCGCATTAAGTTAAATTGCCATTTGCTAGTTACTTCTAACTGTTCAATAAGTTCTTCAACATTATCGGTGACTGCCTCTAACTTTTCAGTAGGTAATCCTTTCTTATGTTCTTCAATAATCTTAGTAATAATATTAAAATCAGCAGGCTTACCATTAAATACTTCAGTAGCCTCTATAGCTATCCGTTGAGCCACATCTCTTTCGGCTAGTATATTAACAATGTCTTTAGCAATTGCCTCACTAGGTTCTGTTGTTTCTTTAATGTCTTCAATGAGTTCGCTGAATTGTTCCTTAGCAGCTTTAGTAAGTGCTGGATTGTAGACAGCTGTATGTAAAGAGTATAGTTCATCAACACTAATATCAGCATCATATTTTTCATGTGCCTTTTGTATAGTATCAAACAAGGAACCAAAGCTACCTTGAAATACACTGCGTGAAACCTGTCCTTTGTATTGAGTATAAAACTTCTTACTCAATAATAACTTAAGCATTTGTTTTTCTATCATCTAAATCCCCACCAAATTAAAATTATAGGTATAACAATATGTTCAAAGATTTCATACAAACAAATAAAAACTAATAGCCATGTAAAAAAAATACTAGTCTTAGATTTTTTAGTTAAGTACGTAAACATTTTAATATGCCACGTACTAATTTTTTGTGTGATTTTTAATAACTTTTCTTTCATAGTAGTGCTACCTTTCTTAGTTGATTAACATAATCCTCAATTTGACAAGCTAATTTTTTATTATCTTCCCTAACTTCTTGCAATTCTTTTTTAAGTTCTTGCCGAAGCTTGTATTCCTTCCTATACATCTCTTTCCAATTTTCGTTATGCTGACCCTCTACAGTTTCATGTATTAAACCATCATCTTGAATAACCCAACTAGTCTTTTTTTCCATAGAACATCTCCTTTATTTCTGGTGTACCATAACATTTTAAATCATATTCATGTAATACTTTTACTTTAACATTTTTAAAACCTGCTGATGTAAGTTCACTTGCTATGATGTAGGATTTTTTAGTAGCATCCCTGTCTAATGCTACATACAAAGTTTCATATGGTTCTAAATATTTCTTATGAGATTCTTTTAAACTTGTACCCATAATAGCTATGCCTGTTAAGATGTTTGATACAGCACAGGCAGAAGCACAATCTTCTACAATAACTGCATCTTTACATTCACCACATTTAAAAGGTATATCTTTATTACCATACATATACCATTTAGGGTAGACTTTAGAATTTAATCCACGACCTATCGCACCTGCATACTTATTATCATTAGGATTCTTTACAAGAAACACAACTCGATCTTGTTTAACATCATATTTAATATCGGCTCTTCCCCACATACACGCTTCCCAACAATTATTCTCGTGTAAGTATTGTAATGCTTTTTGATTTGAATGTACTATCTTAAAGCTATCAGGTAATTTAAATTCTTCTGATATCTTTACGTTCTCTTTTTTAAATGTCACATTCACATAGTCCATTGTCTTCTCACCATTCTTTTTTCCTCTAGCACTACACGATGCATGAAAGCAATACCAACTAACATTGTTAGTTGTTGTATCTACTAATAAAGTATTTTTATTATTACAAAAAGGACAGTCCATTCTCATCTGTGTGTCAGGTGGAATAAATAATCCTTCTACCACTTCTAGTTGTTGTTTGTAATTCATTTATAAAAAGAATTCCCTCCATTTTTAATTAATTGAATATGCTTTTTATTGTATTTATTTTTATCTTTA